AGTCCGCGCGGGCGCTCACGGCGAGAAAAACCGGCGGTGACCAATTTTCCGGCCCAGGTCCGGGTACGGGGGTTCTCAGATGAGCGCGCCCGGGTCCCGGGCGCGCTGCACCGCCAAAACGCGGATCGGCAAGCGCTGCAGGGCATCGGCGATGCCCGGCACGACCCCGGCGCGCTGCGGAATCCACCTGGGTCGCGTCCGGCGCCGGTCGATCCTCACCGACGACCTGACCAACGAGCTCGCCGAGCTCCTGGAGTGCGGCAACTACGTCGAGACCGCGCTGGCGGCCGTTGGCCTGGGTAAGGCGACCTTCTATGAGTGGCTGGACCGCGGCGATCCGCAGGCCACGAAGCCTGCGGATGCCCCGTACCGGGCGTTTCGGGCGCGCATCGAGCGGGCGCGAGCCAAGGGTGAGGCGCACAACGTCGAGGCGATCGCCGAGGCGGCCGGCGAGGATTGGCGAGCCGCTGCTTGGATGCTCGAGCGCCAGTTCCCCGACCGGTGGGGCCGCCCATCCCAGCGTCCCTCCCCCGGCGGGCAGCCCGTCGCGCCGGCGGCGGTCACGACCGCCGCGCCCGAGGGGGAAGAGGGCGAAGGCGCCGCGACGGTGACCGCGCTGGACGCGATCCGTCGCCGGGCGAGCGCTGCTGGCAGGTAGCGGGTGCGGGGCTTGGACCCCCAGGTCGTCGTCGACTTCCTCGAGCTACTCACGCTCGACAACGGCAAGCGCTGGAAGGTCGAGCCGTTTCAGGGCGACGTCATCGAGGAGCTGTGCGCCGGCGTCCCTGAGACTTGGCTGGAGACCCCCGAGGGCAACGCCAAGTCGACGCTGGGCGCTGGGATCGCGCTCGCCCACGCGCTGCTCGTCCCGCGTGCACGTGTGCTGCTCGCGGCCGCGTCACGCGACCAGGCCGGCGAGGCGACGTTCGGCCAGGCGCTGGGCCTGGTGATGGCCAGCGAGGACGTCCTCGGGGACACGTTCAAGCTGCAACCCGGCCACCGCCGGATCCTCGTCCCGGATATGGGCTCGCGGATCCAGGTCTTCTCGGCGAGCAAGGCCACCGGGCAGGGCGTCATCCCGACGCTGGTGGAGATCGACGAAGGGCACGTCCTGCCCGACTTCGGCCTGGTGCGGGTGTGGCGCGGCAAGCTGCGCAAGCGCGACGGGCAGATGCTGCTGTTCTCCAACGCCGGCGAACCGGGCGGCATCTATGAGTCGGTGAAAGCCAGGGCGATCAGCCGCTGCCGCGACGTCCGGCGCGACGGGCCGCACGAGATCGCGCGCGGCGGCCAGTTCACGCTGCACCGCTGGGCGCTGGAGGAGGGCCAGAACGTCGAGGACCTCGATCTCGTCAAGGCGGCCAACCCGCTGCGCTCGCTGACGCGCGACAAGCTGCAGGCCGCCCTGGAGTCCGAGTCCTTCGACCGCGCCCACTGGTCGCGGATGGTCTGCGGGGTGCCGGTGCGCGGCGAACAGAGCGCGGTCTCACAGCAGGAATGGAAGCGGCTGCGCCCCGGTGAGATCCCGGCCGGCGAGCCGATCGTCGCCGGGCTGGACCTCGGATGGCGCCACGACACGACCGCGATCGGCCCCGTGTGGGTGCCCGCGCTCACACGCCGCGTTATCGGCCGCCCGAAGATCCTGGTACCCCCACGCGACGGAACCAGCCTGCCGTTCACCGACATCAAGGACGCGTTCCTCGGGGTCCATGAGCGCAACCCGATTGAAATCGTCGCGATGGACCCGTCCGCCGGCGGCCGCGTCGTCGCCGAATGGCTGCAGGACCCCGACGAGGGCATCGGCTGCCGAGTCGTCGAGGTCTCGCCGGGCAACATCGCCCAGGCGAAGGTCTACGACACGTGGATGGAGAGCGTGCGCGAGCAGTGGATCGAGCACCCGCACGACCCCGAGCTCGACGCTCACGTGCTCAACGCGATCGCCAAGCCGATCAGCCACGACCGCTACCGTTTTGACCGCCCCACCCCATCACGGGCGGCGAAATTCCAGGATCAGCGGGTCATCGACGCGCTGATCGCCTCCAGCGGCGCGCTGTGGGTCGCGATCGCCGAGCTCACCGCCGAACCGGAGCCCGCCCTGAACATCGCCGACTACCGCATCGAGCGGCTGTAGACCGGGAGGAGGAGCCAGTGGTCGATCAACTCGACGTGATGCATCGCTTCTCGTTTCATCCGGCCGACACCGAGTATCGCCAGCAGGCGCACGAGGCGGTCCGTGCGCAGTGCCTGCGCCTGGCGGTCGCGCTCAACGACCTGCTGCCCGACGGGCGTGAGAAGTCGCTGGCGATCACGAACCTCGAGCAGACCATGTTCTGGGCCAACGCCGCGGTCGCGAGGGACACGGCGTGACGACCGTCCAATTGATCATCGTGTGCGTGACCGTGCTGGCGCTGGCGGGGATCGGCGCCATCGCCGTGCTCGCTGCTTTCCCTATCCGCGCGGGCGGGGACGGCGGCGAGGCGGCGTTGGGGGCGATCACCGCCCGCCCAGGCGAGCTCGTCGTCGTGCACACCCGTGACGAGCGTGCCATCCGCGGCGTGGTCACCGACGACTCCAGCGGTGAGGGTGTGGTCGCGCTCAAGGAAGCCACCTACCTGGCCAGTGGACAGGAGCAACCGATGGGGGGCGTGGTGCTCGTGCCCGTCGACAACATCGCGCTCACCCAGCACCTCAACCCTGTCCCGCGCCTGACGAAGGTGGGATAGGTGCCGGCGGGAACGATCAACCTCATCGACCCGTCCGGCAAGCCGGTCGAGATCGCGCCGGGCCGCGGAGACCTGCGGTACTCCAGCGTTCCATGGTCGCCGCAGTGGCCGTCGAGCGTCGCGCTCGCCGGCGACAAGACGATCAGCTACGCGAAGCTCTTCGAGACCCAGCCATGGATCGCCGCCGCAGTCATGCGGATGCTCACCTGGGCGGTCCGCGTGCCGCTGAAGGCCTACCGGCGCACCGGTGACGACAGCCGCGAGCGGCTGCGCTACGGAGATCATCCGCTCGCCGACGCGATCGTCACCCCGTGGGAGCGCGGGTCGCAGGCCAGCCTGGTGATGTCACTGCTGGGCCCGATGCTCGTCCACGGCAACAGCCTGGACGAGGTGCTCAATGGGGCTGGCGACGCGATCCGCTTCCAACCCGCGGACTGGCGGTTCGCACGCCCGATCCGGCCGTGGCGCGACACCATCAGCGGCTGGGACATCGACCAAGACGATCCGAGTATCCATCGCACCGTGCCCGCCGACACGGTGCTGCACATGGCGTGGTGGTCCCCGCTTGGCCCGCTCGGCGTGAGCCCGCTGCAGCAGCTCGGCGTGACGCTGAACATCGAGGATGCCGCCCAGCGCTACCAGAAGGCGCTGTTCCAAAACGGCGCGCGGATCCCGTCGGCGGTCACCGCCTCAGAGCAGTTCCTCGGCCTAGACCAAGCCGAGCGCGGCACGCTGCTACAGAACCTGCGCGACGACATCACCACTCTCTATGCGGGCCCGGAGAACCAGGGCCGGCCGGCGCTGTTGCCGCCCGGCCTGGACTGGAAGCCGGTCGGCCACAGCGCGGTCGAGGCGGAGCTGATCGATCAGCGCCGGGTGGCGCGCGAGGAGATCGCTGGCGTCTACCTGATCCCCCCGCCGATGCTCGGGATCCTCGACAAGGCGACCTACTCGAACATCAACACGCAGCGCGAGATGGCATACACCGACGCGCTCGGCCCGCCGCTGGTGCTGATCGAGCAGACGATCAACGCCCAGCTCGTCCGGGCGCTGCTGCACGAAGACGACGTGTACGTCGAGTTCGACTTCGGGCAGGTGCTGCGGGGTGACCGGCTCAAGGAGATCCAGGCATTCCGCGAGGGCATCAGCGCCGGCGTCTACACCCCCAACGAGGCCCGCGGCGCGCTGAACCTGCCGCGCAGCGACGAACCTACCGCCGACGAGTTGTGGATGCCCTTCAACAATCTGCGGCCCATGAACGAGCCGCCACCGCTCAAGACCGCACCGCCGCCACCCCCGGCGAAGGCTGACAGCACCGAGGTGGTCACCAAGGCCATCCGCGACGCCGTCGCGTCGCTGCCGCGCGGCCTGGTCGCCGTCGACGCGCGCACGAGCATTGAGCCCACGCAGGTCACCGTGAACACGCCCGACGTGCACGTCGCGCCGGCGGACGTCCATGTGGACGCGCGCACCGAGATCGCCGAGGGCGCCGTGAAAGCGCCCGACGTGCACGTCGCGCCGGCGGACGTCCATGTGGACGCGCGCACCGAGATCGCCGAGGGCGCCGTGAAAGCGCCGGTGACCGTGGAAGCCCAGCGGCAGTCCCGGCGGGTCGTGCGCGACAAGAACGGCCGGATCAGCGGCGTGGTGGATGAATAGGTGGCGCTCACCCCCCCCGCTATTTCGTTGCTCGCACGCGAGCTCAAGCGTGACGCGGCGACGGTCGGCCTGTTCGTCGGTACGCTCGAGCTCTCTGGCGAGGGTTACGAGCGTGTCCCCGCGACGTGGATGCAGATTCGCACCGGGCTGGCGAACGCTGAGCCGGTCGAGTTTGCGACCGCGCTAAGCGATTGGGGACGACCAACCGAGTTCGGCGTGTTCGACGCCGCTGGTCGGCTGCTCATCCGCGAACGCCTCGACCAGCCCACGCTCATCCTTGCCGACGACGTCGCGCGCTTCGACGCGGGTGACCTAACGATCGCGATCACCTCATGACCCAAGGAGCCGCAATGGCCGAAAGCGCGCTTAGCATCGCCTGGCAACCAGCGGAGTAGCGAATCATGAGGAGTCTCGACGAGGCGGCGACGGACGCCCGCAAGCGGCTCTCAGGCGATGTGCTGCAGCAGCGCCTGGACGAGATCCGTGGAAGTGCAAGGCCTGTGGACAGACGAACACGCCGGTCGTTCAGGCGCGCTCGCAGCTGGGCCCGGACGCCGCGTCAGCGCAGTGGGGGAACATCGCGGCGTGCCCGAACGCGGCGTGCCGGATCGTGTTCTTCGTTCCGGGATAGCGCGATGGCGCAGACGACGATCGCTTTCGCGCGGGCGAACACCGATCGGCACGTAGATACGACCGAGGCGGCGTGGACGAACCCGGCCAACGTCCAGTCGCCCGACGGGACGACCTCACCCGACGACAATGTCGACGCGTCGGGCACCGCGACGCTGCTTGTACCGCTGGGCATCACCGACTGGGCGCAGTTTCATCTGCTCGCCGCAGAGGCGGGCTCCGTGTTCTCCGGTCTGAAGATCCCGGTCGGCGCGAGCATCCTCGGGCTGCGGTTTCACTTCGAGGTCAACCCGGCGTCGGGCACGCCGACGCAGTTCTACCGGGTGCGGGTCGGGGGAGCGACGGTCACCGAGCAGAGCACGACGGCGACCGGGCGGGCGGTCCGCACGATCGGCTATGGCACGCTGAGCGCCGGATCGACGCACGCGATGGGCAACACGTTCAACGGTCGCGACCTGTCCACCGAGGCCGGGCAGAGCGCCGCCCGCGCGGATCTCGCAGACGGCACGCTGGAACTCGGGTCGCGCGGCAGCGACTCCAACGCCGTCACCTCGTCGACGATCGCGCTGGACTACGCCAAGGTCGAGGTGTCCTGGGTGCTCTACGCCAACGCGACCGGTGGCGCGAAGGCCACCACGACCGCGGCGGACGCGGGCTCAACCCAGCTCGTGACCCGCAGCGGTGGCGCGAAGGCCACCACGACCGCGGCGGACGCGGGCTCAACCCAGCTCGTGACCCGCAGCGGCGGGGCGAAGGCCACGACGATCGCGGGCGGTTCACCACACCCACTGGTCACGCAGCCCGGCGGCGCGAAGGCTGCCGCTGCGACCGCTGGCGATGCCGGGTCCACCCAGCTCGTCACGCAGGCAGGTGGCGCCAAGGCGACTGCCAGCGCGGCGGCCATAGGCTCGACGCAACTCATAACACCGACCGGTGGCGCCAAGGCCACGACGAAAGCCGGGGGATCGCCGAAGGTGCAGGTGTCCCGGGGGGCCTCGGGTGCCTACGCCACCGCGACCGCGGGCGGTTCACCACACCCGCTGGTCACGCAGGCTGGCGGCGCGAACGCAGCAACGGCAGGCAGCGACGAAGGCTCCACCCAGCTCGTCACGGCTAGCGGCGGCGCCAAGGCCACCACGAAGGCGGGCGCCGGGGAAACGACCGTCGTCAGCTACGCGATCGCCGGGTACGCGCGCGACCGCGCGACCGACGCGATCATCACCACCGGCATCCGGGTCGACGTCTACCGCACCTCCAACCACCAGCACATGGGGCGCGTCACGACCGGCGCGGACGGCAGATATGCGGTCGCGATCCCCCACACCGGCAACGAGACCGAGACGTTCTGGGTGCGCTTCAAGCAGACCGGGAGCCCCGACCGCTTCGCGACTGGCCGTGAGGACCTCACGCTGATCTCGACCGTCGTGCAGGCCGCCTGATGGCGATCTCCGAGTACGACGGCTGGCTCGACGTGCAGCCACCCGCCACCACCGCGGGGACCGGGTACGACGGCTACCTCGTGGCCACCGGTCCGACGGGGTCGGTCACCTTCCTCGACGCCACCGGCGGCGCCAAGGCGACCGCGAGCGCAGGTGGCGCCATCGTCGCGACGGTCACCGCGACCGGCGGCGCGAACGCAACGGCGACCGCGGGCGCGACGGTCATACTGGTGGCGCCGGCGCCCTCCCCGCAGCCCGCTCCGGTCATCACGCTCGGGGTGCGCATGCTGCCCGAGCGTCGCGCACCACGGATCGTCCGACTGCGTGGCCACGCCACAGTCCGCGTGCTCGCCACCGGCACGCTGACCGTCGACCTTGAGCCAGCCGACGAGGTCGCGCTGCTGGCACTGCTGTAACCCTCATCCCGCTACTGGAGGACGCTATGCCCCCCACGACCGAGACCGTCGCCGACGCCGACGAGCGGCTTGAGCAGGGCGTCCGCCAGGCGGTCAAGCGGATGCCGCTGCTGCACGCCAAGGCGCTGTCGGGCGACGACAAGCCGGGGACGTTCGAGGCAATCGTCAGCGTGTTCGGCGTCCCTGACATCGTGCGCGACGTGGTGGAGCCCGGCGCGTTTGCGCAGAGCATCGCCGACGAGCTCCCCAAGGTCGTGTGGTCGCATGACTTCATGACCCCACCGATCGGGGTCACGCTCGAGATGGACGAGCTCGATCTCGCCAAGCTTAAGAAGCTGGCGCCCGACGGGGTCCCCGAGGGCGCGACGGGCGGGCTGTACGGCAAGGGTCGGCTGCTGATCGACCAAGACAACGGCGAGGACGTCCCGCTCGCCCGGCACGTATGGGCGAACTTCAACGCCGTCGGCGGCGACGGCCGGCCCGGGCTGGACGAGTTTTCCTGGCGTGGCGCGGTGATGGTCGAGACGATCGAGCAGCGCGAGGGGATGCTGCCGCTCTATCACCTCGACAAGATCGAGCTCGTCGAGTGGGGGCCGTGCCTGAAGGGCGCCAACCCCGAGACGGCGCTGATCGCCGCCAAGTCGCTCATCGACACCGGCAAGATCACCGTCGCCGACGCGCGCAAGGCGCTCGGACTCGACCCGACCGGCGCGGACGAGCGCGAGAAGGCCGCGTTGGCGCTGGCACAGCTGCCGTTCGCCGCGCCCGACCGGCCGTGGGACGCGAGCGCGGCGAAGAACCGGGTGCACGGCTGGGCGGAGAAGCCCGACGGTGGCTATGACTCGGGCAAGCTCGCCAAGGCGTACCTGTGGCGCGATGGTGGCGCCGACGCATCCCAGGTCACCAGCTACCGCTTCATCGTCTGCGACCTGATCGCCGGCGAGCTGAAGTACGTCCCGCGCGGCATCTTCGCCGCGGCCAACGTCCTGCAGGGCGGCCGCGGCGGAACCACCATCGGCGACTCCGGCGTCGCCGAGCTTAAGAAGTCCGTCGAGCGCCTGTACGCGCAGATGCGCAAGGCCTTCGACGACGACTCGATCGTCGTGCCGTGGGCCGACGACAGCAAGTCGGACGGGTCCCGTCCTGGGGCCGCCACCGAGCAGCGCTTGGCAGTCACCGAGCTGCTGCTGCCGTAACCAGCCCCCCGAAGGAGGGACATACCCCATGACGTACCGTAGAAGCCGGTTTCGTCGGCCCGATGGCACGCTCCCGCCGCTGGCGGGCTGCGACCCGGTTGGCGAGGCCTCCCTGAAGGACAAGCTCAAGGAGGTCGAGGACGACCTCAGCCGGCTGCGCGAGGAGCGCGCCGAGAAGGTCAAGGACCGCGACGCCGCCAAGCAGGCGTTCGCCGGCACCGACGGCTATGACACCGACAGCGACGAGTTCAAGGCCGCCGAGGCCGCGGTGCGCGCCGTCGGCGAGATCGACGACAAGATCGCCGGCGCGCAGAGCGCGCAGGTGGGCATCCTCAAGATGCTCGGCCAGTCCGATGAGCGGGTCGCCAAGGCAAACGGCGACCCGCGTAGGCGCAACGGCGCCGAGAACCAGCCAGCGGAAGGGTGGGACTCCAAGTCGCTGTTCGATCGCGACGGGGTCAGCGAGGCGCTCGAGCGCGCCTCGGCGACCAAGGCGCGGTTCGGGTCGATCGAGCTCGGCCAGGTCGCCGACCGCGAGGCGATGAAGGCCGATATCGCCCCGACGACGAACATGCGCCGCGGCGAGTTCTACGGGGTGCTGCCCCAGCTGTTCCGGCCGCTGCGCGTCCTGGACCTGATCCCGACCGGCACGATGGACGCCAACTCGCTCCCGTACACGCAGGAGTCCGGGTCGTTCCTGGCGGCGGAAACCACGGAGGGCGCGCCCAAGCCGGAGGACAGCGTCACCTACACGGATGCGCTGGCGACGGCGCAGACGATCGCGGCGTGGCTGAAGATCCGCAAGCAGGCGCTGTCGGACGTCCCGGCGCTGCGGTCGATCATCGACAGCCGACTGCGCTACTCGGTGCAGCGGCGCCTGGAGGCGCAGATCCTCGCCGGCAACGGCAGCGACCCCAACATCCGCGGGATCCTGCAGACGTCGGGGATTGGCGCGGTCGACTATGACGCCGCCGAGCTGACGGCCGACCAGGTGCTGCGCGCGATCACGACGGTGCTGCTCGCCGACGCCGAGGCGACCGGCATCATCGCGCACCCGACCGACTGGCAGAACGCGCTGCTCGCCAAGGCGACCGGGGATGGCCACTACTACAGCGGCGGCCCGTTCAGCGTCACCCCGCAGGTCATGTGGGGCGTCCCGCTCGTCCCATCGGCGGCGATCGCACAGGGCACCATCCTCGTCGGCGACTTCACGATGGGCGCCCAACTGTTCATCCGCGAAGGAGTCAACGTCCTGATCAGCGACTCCGACCAGGACGACTTCATCCGCAACCGCGCAACTCTCCTCGGCGAGATGCGGGCCGCGCTGGCGGTCTGGCGTCCCGCGGCGTTCGCGACCGTCGACCTCACCGCCTAGAGGGAGGGGCCACACGAATGAGCCCGCTCGACCGGCAAGGCAACTACTACGCCGACGAGGTGCTGCGCGCGGACGCCGCGGTGGCGTCCGCCGCGCGAACGACGACCGCCACCGGCACGGCGTTCAACGTCGACAACGCCGAATCGTTCGAGGCGTTCCTCAGCATCACGGCGGCGTCGGGGACCACCCCGACGCTCGACGTGGTCCTGGAGACGACCGTCAACGGCGTCGACTGGTACGAGGTCGACGCTTTCGCGCAGAAGACTGGCGTCGACGAGGACGCGCGCGCGTTCGGGCCCCTCGGCGACCAGGCCCGCTGGAAGTGGACGATCGGCGGCACGGACACCCCGACGTTCACGTTCAGCATCGCCGTCGACGAGAAAACCTGACCCCGAAGGAGACCCACTTACCATGAGCCCGTTCTACGAATCAGGCGATCTCCCGATCGCCACGGAGGATGTGGTCGTCCACGACGACGCGCTGGGCATCAACCGCAAGATCATCGCGGGGACCCAGGTACCCCCGGATCTGATCGACGCCTACGAGAAGGCGACCGCGCCGAAGTCGTCCAAGAAGGCGTCGGACGCCGAGAAGTAGGACTCGATGCAGGCCGTCGCCTCACAGAGCTTTCAGGCGACGCTGCTGGCGCCCGCCGACGTCGTCGGTCTCGGCGCGCGCATCGAGCAGCCGGTCACGCGCGCGATCGTGGCCGCGTTCGTGGCTGGCACGAAGGACCCGGTCACCGGCGTGTGGAGCGTCACGCTCGACGCGCCGGCGACCGCGGGCGACTACCAGCTGGTGTGGCGCACCAGCGACCCCGAGCCCCCCGACTACGAGGTGTTCGTCCCGCTGGTCGTAGTTGGCGCCGGCAGCGGCGGGGCTGGCGGGTGGACGCCATGGCCGCCACCGGATGTCGATCAGGTCGCCGAGCTGCTGCGCGCCCGCACCAACGTGATGGGCACCGAGCACGGCACGTTCGATGACGACACCCGCCCGACCGGCGAGCAGGTCCAGGCGATCATCACCACTGCAGTCGGGGACGTCGCCGCCCGGGTCGGCGCGGAGATCCCCGCCGACTACCACGCCGACGCGACACGTCTGGCCGCGCTTCGTGCCGCCGCGCTGATCGAGGCGTCGGTCTTTCCCGATCAGCTGGATACCGACCGCAGCGCGCATCGCCAGTACACCGCCATGTACCTGTCGGGGGTACAGGCGCTCGCCGCCGCGATCCCGCACGCCATGCGGCTGGCCTGAGGCTTTCGGAAGGAGGATTGCGTTGGCGCTCGTCCGCAACACGCTCAACCACGAGATCCCGCTCACCGTCGGACAGATCGGCCCCGACGAGGAGCTCAACGTCGACACGTCGCTGCCCTACGAGGCATCCCTGCTCGGCGCCGGCACCCTGGTGATCGTCGATCCCAGCACCCCGCCGCCGGCGCCGGCCAGCATGAACGTCGATCTGCTCGCGAAGGTGCCGTATGCGACGCCAGCGATCCCGTTCGAAGTCGACCTGAGACAGGCGAGCGGTATCGCGACGCTGGACGACAGCGGCAAACTCAAGCCCGAGCAGGCACCAATCATCGATCTCGCCAACCTCGGGTTCGACCCGGAAACCGAGAGCGAGGCCGGGGTCGCGCACGCAGCGCTGCAGACCCAGATCGACGCGAAGATCGCGGCGAGCGAGAAGGGCGCGGCCAACGGCGTGGCGACGCTCGATAGCGCCTTGAAGCTGCCCTCCAGCCAGCTGCCCAGTTCGGTGGTAAGCAGCAGCGCCAAGCAGCTCGCCGCCGTCCCGGACCTCCTCGTCGCCGGTAGCGGCATCACATACGACAGCAACGGGGTGATCGCCTCCGCCCCGGTTGTATGGCCCGACGGCGACACTGGCACCTACACGACGACTTCAGCCACGACCGACGGCGTGCTCGCCTACACGGTCACTAAGGGCGCGCTCACCTACACGCAGCCCGCGATGACCCGCAACAGCGACGGCGCCGTCACGAACCGTCCCGCGATCACGGTGGCCTGACATGGGCATTCTTGACGCCCCCGGCATCAGCAAAAGAGCGTTCAACTTCGGCACGAGCTTCTTCAGCGCCGGCAGCTACGCCGGTGGCAGCAACGGGGCGGCTGGGCAGATCGCGCAGGCCATCACGGACGCGACGGCCACCATCACCGCCACCAAAGGCGCCACCGTCTACGTGCCAGCGGGGCTCTGGGACTGCGCCGGTGGCGGATCGATCTCAGGAGTGGTCGCGTCGTTGCCGCGCAACACCCTCAACTGGCTGCGCATCGTGTTCGACGACGCGGCGTACCTGCGGCTCTCCTCGAACATCCCCCGGCTGTTCGACTTCGGCAAAGTCGCCGACCACGACACCTTCAACAAGATCCTCATCGAGGGCGGCACCATCGACGTCAACAACGTCGGGGGTCGCCACCACGTCATCCTCGGCACCTACCGCGCCGCCGCGTTCCAGACGCGCATCAACGTCAAGCATCTCTACGTCCGCGGCGTCGGCACCATCAACGTCCCGGTCGACCCGACCACCACCAACCACCGGCTGAACGTCTGGATCGCGCCCTACCACGCCGCGCTCAACGAGGCCACGCAGGACGAGGTCTCAGACGTCCACATCGAGGACTGCCGCTTCGAGGGCGGCAACCAGGGCGTTGTGATCGGCGGCTCGTGGACCGGCGGTGCGGGTGACGGCGTGAACGTCCTCGTGGACGACATCCACATCGAGCGGTGCTGGCACTCCCTGCTCACCGCTCCGACCGGAGCTTCGTCGGGCGCGAACTTCCACGTCGGCGTGCGCGGCAAGGGCGGCAGCGTCACGATCCGCGACTGTTACGGCTACGGGTCCTCCGACGTCGGCGTTGAGATCGACGCGATGAGCGACGCGAAGATCATCAACACCACCATCGAGGACTGGTGGAACGCCGCCTTCTATCACACCAACTTCCGCTCCCCGGTCGACGTGGACGGCCAGGTCATCAAGTGGATCGACTGCAAGGGCCGACGGCTCAACGTCACCACCCAAGCCCGCGTGTTCCGCGTCGTCGCAACCGAAGACGTTCGCCTTGGAGCGGTCGAGATCCACAACGGCCAGTCCTACAAGAAGGTCAACGAGTTCGAGACCGACGGCGAATGGCTCAGCGTCGATGGCGGCACCGTCGGGCTCCGGCGGATCGAAGTCAACGGCCTGGAAGGCATCGCCCAGACCACCTACTCGTCGGCATCCAACGTCCAGCCCGTCGCGATCCGCATCAGCAACGTCGTCAACGGCGGCGTCGTGAAGCTGTGCAACCTCAAGGGCTTCCTGTCCGGCGCTCGCACGGGCAGCGGCTCGATCGACTGGCGCATGATCGCCGTCACAGGCGGCGCGCCGTATCTGGAGATCGACGGGCTCTACGTCACGAACACGATGACCGGCTTGAACGCCACCGCCAACCGCATCATCGATCTCGGGCTCGGCGGGTTCACCACCATCCGCGACGGCGTGATCCGCCGACTCATCATGGGGCCGATCAGCTCGGACAGCGGCCCGGTCGGGATCAACGTGCGCGGCACCGCCTCGCTGCAGTTCAACGGCATCCTGCGGATCTCGGAGTGCGACTTCTCGCAGGCACCGGGCGGCACGACCGACGTGTTCTTCGTCACCGGCGACGAGAACAAGAACAAGGTCTTTTTCCACCGCAACCGCTGGCGCATCATGCCGGGCACGGTGAGGGCCGACGACCTCACCCCGCTAGACCGAGACTTCGGTCAGCCCGGAGTTCTCGCCCCGACCAGTGGACTCGGTGCCGCAACGAACGTGACATTGGTCGCCAATCAGGCGTTCCTCGCCCGGTTCGTGCCGTCGCGGGACATGACCATCACCAAGATCGCGTTCTCCGTCACCACCGCTGCCGGTGCCGACGACGCCTGCGATGTCGGGATCTTCAGCTCCGACCTCGCCACACTTCTCGTCTCCAAGGGCGCCACGAACGGGCTGCTCAACGGCACCGGCCGCAAGGTGGTCACGGTCGCGTCGACACAGCTGCTCGCTGGTGTCGTCTACTACGCAGCGTTCAGTTGCGGAACGCTCGGCGGGTCCGCCGCCGTCGTGCAGGGCTTCAACATCAACTCCGGCAGCGTCGGGCAGCTCTTCGGAGACACCATCCCGAACCTGCTCCAAGCGATCAAGTCCACCGCGCACCCGCTCGCGACCGGCACGATCGGCTCCCCAGTCGCGACCAACGCGACGGTCCTGCTCGCCATCCGGGAGAGCTAGCTGCCGTGTCGGGGAACTAACGACAGTCCGCTTAAGCCGTGAACGTCAACCCCAACGCGGTCGTGTTCGTCGGCCTGGCTGCCTGCATCGGTGCCCTGCTCGGCCACACGATCCTCGCGCTCACGATCGCGCTGAGCGTGCTGCTCGTCCTCGCGGTCGTTCGCTGAAAGCGGCAGGCAAAACGCGCAACTCCAGCGCCTCAAACGTGTCGATGTAGCGACACCACATAGAGCGGCCCGGCGGCGCGTCAACGCCCCGGGCCCGGCACAGGAGATGTGAGCTCCCATGCAACCCGACCCTACCCCGGACACCGTCCGCCTGCTCGACGTCTGTGGGCGTCTACGGTCGCCGGCGACGCTGCCCGGCTTCCACGCTGGGCGCCCACCAGCCACGAAGGGCCGACGCTACCCGGCCGATCCGATCGCCGTCGAGGACATCGCCAAGCTGCTGTGGGCGATCAAGCCCGCCAGCGCCGACCGACGCCACCAGCTCTCCGCGCAGCGCCTGCGCGCGCTGATCGTGCTGCTGTGGCGCTCGGGGCTGCGCATCAGCGAGGCGCTGGCGCTCGAGGAGCGCGACCTCAACCGCGGTGACTACGCGATCACCGTCCGGCGCGGCAAGGGCGACAAGCGGCGCATCAGCGCCATGGACGACTGGGGCTGGCACGAGCTCCAGGCCTGGCTGGACGTCCGCCAGCGCCTGCCATTCGGTGCCGTGTTCTGCGTCCTGTCGGGGCCGACGATCGGCCAGCCCCTGTCGTCCACCGATGCTCGCCGGCAGCTGCGCGAGCTCGGAGCGGCGGCGGGGCTGCGCCGGCGGATCAACCCGCATGCCTTCCGTCACCAACACGCGGTCGAGCTGTGGCGCGAGGGCGTTGACGTGTACGCGATCCAGCGCCAGCTCGGCCACGCGCGCCTCGACGTGACCGCCGAGTACCTGCGCGGGATCGCGCCGCTCGAGCTGCTCGAGCCGATCGGACGGCGCCGTGCGCCGACGATGGCGGTGCCGCACGCCGCGTGAACCAAATCTGGCGCCCCGACGCTGCGATGGACTAGACGCGGCGCCTGCTTTAAGAGGTGAGGGGGTCGAGCATGCGGGTCGACGTCGTCGTTCGCGGCGCCGAGGAGGCCGCATCGCTGCTCGAGCGCCTCGGACGTCGGCTCGAGGACGGAACGCCTCAGCTACGCAAGCTGGTGGATCTGCTTGTGGACGCTCAGCTCGAGCGGTTCCACGGCCGCGGGCAGCGATGGCGCAAGCTCGCGAAGTCGACTCTGCGCTGGCACCGCGAGCACGGGGCCGGCACGCGGCCCTTGATCCTGACCGGCGAGCTGATGAAGTCGCTGACCGTCCGCGGCGCCCGCGGGCAGGTCGTCCGGGTCACCCCGACTTCGCTGTCGTTCGGCACGCGCGTCTGGTATGCGCGGTTCCACCACCGCGGGGAGGGGGTGCCGCGGCGCACCGTCGTCGGCCTGACGCGGATCCAGCGCAAGCGCGTCGTCTATGAGCTGCGTCGCCTTCTCGTGGAGGACCTCTAGATGCCGGATGACGTCTTCGGTGACATCATCGACGCCGACACCGTCGAGGGATACGTGCGCGACACGTTGCGGGCGTGGATCGTGGCGCACCTCGCCCACCAGGAGCGTCGCCGCGGCCTCCCGGCCCGCACGCTGCCCGAGCCCCGGTCGTGGCCGACGGTCAGCGAGTTCGACATCGAGGCGCACGAGCAGATGCCCGCGATCGTGCTCGTCTCGCCGGGCACCGCGGGCACCCCCGAGCACGACCGCGGCGTGTACCGCACCACCTGGCGCGTCGAGGTCGCGGTCGCGGTCGCTGGGAAGGACGAGACCGAGGGCCGGATGCTCGCCGCGCTGTACCTCGCCGCGATCAAGGGCGCCCTCATCCAGAACCGCACGCTCGTCGGCAACGTCGAGAACTGCCGCTGGGCCGGCCCGGACGATCACGCCTTCGGGGTCACCGAGCGCGGGGCGCAGCGCGCGATCTATGGCACGGCATTCGAGGTCACCGTCCGCGACACAGTCAGCAGCCGACTCGGACCACTCGAGCCGCCCGCCGACCCGTACGCGCCGCCCGACGCGCCCGAGAACCCCAACGAGGCCGACATCACCGTCATCGCAACCCGGCCGGAGGACACTCCATGAGCAAGACGTTCCTGTTCGTCGGCGACCACGCAGAGACTCTCGCGTCGGGGATGCACATCGCTCCCGGTGACGCCGAGATCCCCGCATCGGCCGTCGACCCCGAAGCCGACAAGCGTCTGCTCGATGAGCGGCTGCTGATCGAGCCCGCCGCCCAGAAGGGCACGAGAGACAAGGAGAGCAGCGCATGACCCTTCCGGGCTCTGTCGTCGAGATCGTCGACGCGGCACCACCCGCCACCACGCTGATCGACACCGGGACCGCGTTCGTGGTCGGCCTCTCCGAGCGGGGGGCGATCACCGGACAGCTCACCCCGGATGACGCGGTCCACTCGCTCGGCGAGTGGGTGGCAGCCTACGGTGACCGTCAGTCCTACAACGGCCTGGAGTACGACACCGTCGAGGCGTTCTTCGCCGACGGCGGCACCCGGCTGTTCTTCGCGCGCTACGCCGGGCCCGCCGCGGTCAAGGCGTCGCGCGCGGTGCCGACGAGCTCGTCGAAGTTCACGGCCACCGCCGTGAGCGAGGGCGCGTGGGGCAACGACATCACCGTCGCCGTCGCATCCGGCGTGATCACCGTCAGCGAGGACGGCGTGGTCAAGGAGACCAGCCCGGCGCTCGCCGATATCGCGGCCGCCCAGGCATGGGCGGCGGCCAGCAGCAGCCTGATCACCATCACACCGCTGACGACCGGGGCGCTCGCCGACTCCGCGGCGCTGGCGCTGCAGGGCGGCGCCGATGATCGCACGAACGCGACCGATACCGAGCGCACCGCCGCGCTGGCGCGCATGGGTCGTGACCTCGGGCCCGGCGTGGTGCTCATGCCCGGCGACAGCCGCGGCGCAGCGCACACATTGCTGGCCACCCACGCCCGCGACAACAACCGCTTCGCCTACGGCGACGCTCCCGACTCTCCCACCGCCGCGACGGTCGCGGCTGCGGGCACCGCGGTGCGCACCCTCGGCCGCGAGCTCGCGCGTCACATCCAGCTGCTCGAGCCGTGGCTGACCGCGCCGGCATTGACTGCCGGGGGCGCGACCCGCACGATCCCGCCATCGGGGGTGCAGGCGGGGATGGCGGCACGCAACGACGCCGCCGGCAACCCCAACCGGGCGGTCGCCGGGCGCAACGGCGCCAGCCGCTTCGCCCTCGGGGTGAAGTACGCGCGGCTGGACTCCGAGCGCGAGACGCTCGCCGACGCCGGCGTGACCGTCATCCGCCTCAAGGACGGTCTGGTGCAGACCTACGACGACGTCACCCCGGTCGATCCAGACGCCGACCCCGAGTGGCTGGGCGCAGCCGGCAACCGGCTGGTGATGCGCATCGTCGCCGACGCCTACGACATCGCCGACGCGCACATGTTCGGCTCGGTCGCGGGCCCCGTCGATCTGGCCGCGTTCGGGGGGGACCTCACCGGGATGCTGTTGCGCTGGTTCCAGGTCGGCGCGCTGTATTCCGCCGATGGCACCCCGGCGGGCGCGTTCCGCGTCGAAACTGGCGCTGCGGTGAATACGGCCGAGACTCTCGCCGCGCGGCAATTGAAGGCGGCGCTCGCGCTGAAGATCAGTCCCAACGCCCGTCAGGTGCTGATCGAGATCACCAACACTCCTGTCGAGTCGGCGGTCTAGGAGGACCCGATGCCCCGTAGAGACCTCGTTCGCACTACCGCGTCCGTCGACGGCGTGCCGCTTGGCGAGTTCCGCACGTTCACCGGTGGCGCGCTCACCAGCGCTGAGATCAAGTCGCCGCGCGGCGCCGGACAGGGCGAAGTCGCCCGCGGTGGCCGCCAGACCGTCGAGAACGTCACGATCGCCCGCGAGGACCAGGGGGAGGTCGACCTCAAGTGGCTGGCGTCCCGGCGGGGCCGCGGCCGGATGGTGGTCACCCGCCAGCCGCTCGACGACGATGGCAACCCGCGCGGCAAGGGCATCACCTACACGGGCATCCTGTTGCGTGTCGCACCCGGGGAGGGGGACACCGGCTCGGACACCGACCTCGACGAGTTCGAGCTGGAGTGCTCGACTGACAGCGTCATCGGATGACCTTCCTCGACGAGCTGCGCGCCGTCCGCGACCAGGTCGTCAAGCACGCCACGCTTGAGGTCCCCGTCCCGCCGGGTGGCCGGCACGTCGTCAGGTTCCGGCCCCCGCAGGACCGCGACAAGCTCACCGCGGTTGTCGCCGCGTACCGAACGGTCGGGGCGATGTCCGCCGATCAGGAGCGCCAGCTCATCGTCGACTGCTGCGACGAGATCCTGCGGCGCGACGCGGACACCGGCGAGCTCGTCCCGGCGGAGGAGGGCGGGCCGCTGCGATTCGACGCCGGTGACGAGCGGTGGGGCGACGACGTGAAGACCGCCCGCGACTGCGTCGCCAAGCTGTACAACCTCGACACCCAGCCGCTCGCGCTCGCGGGGATCGCCGACGCGCTCGTCGACTGGCTGCAGGGCATCGACTCCGAGATTGCCGCGAGGATCGAGGAGGCGGGAAAAGCCCAGAGCAACGGGCAACCCTGATCGACGCCGCCCGGCTGCAGATGCAGGGCATGGACGGCATGAGGTTCCTCGGCGCCGACCCGTCTCGGCCAGCCGATGACGTCGAGCGCCTCGCGATGGTGCTGCTCAACAACCGGATCGTCGCGGAGCACAAACGAGGGGAGGGGTGATGGCCGGCGGCGCGACCGTGGGCGCAGACGGCGTCCTCATCAACATCCGCACCCGCGGCGGCCGTCAGGCCGCCAAGGAGACCGGGCTCGCCGAGAAGGGCATCCGCCAGATCGGTCGGGCCGCCGAGGCCAGCGGGCGCGGCCTCGACAAGCTCGGGCGTCGGATGATCTCGACGCCGTTCGGGTTCTTCGCCAACCAGGCCAAGTACGCCGCCTACAGCCTCGAGGCGATCGGCATCTACGCGGTCGGCGCCGGCCTGAAGTTCAACGCGTCGATGGAGTCCAACGAGATGGCGTTCACGCACTTCCTCGGGAGTGCGCAGGCGGCGCGCAGCGAGCTGACCACCCTCTACAACCTCGCGAAGGTCACCCCGTTCGAGTTCGCTGACCTCACGCTGGCGACCCGCAAGTTCCTCGCGTTTGGGTTCACCGTGGAGCAGTCCAACGCGATGCTCAAGACGGTCGCCGACACCGCCAGCGGACTCGCGCTCGACCAGGGCGGCATCGACCGCATGGTCCTCGCGATCGGCCAGATCAAGTCGAAGGGCACCCTGCAGGCCCAGGACCTGCGCCAGCTACAGGAGCTCGGCGCCGTCGACATGGCCAAACTCGCCAAGGACCTTGGTGTTACTAGAGAGGAGCTCGGCGACATCGGCAAGCAGCACATCTCCTCGACGAAGGGGCTGCGCGCGCTCAAGAAGCAGTGGGACGACACGTTCGGCGGGATGAGCGCCAAGCAGGCCAAGACGTTCTCCGGTCAGCTGTCCACGCTGCGCGACAACGTCAACCAGATGCTCGGCGCGCTCACCGGGCCGCTGTTCAACAAGCTGCGCTCGCGGGTGTTCCCGGCGCTCAACGACACCGCCGAGTCGATCCAGCGCATCTTCAACCCGCGCAGCGCCAAGTACGGCAAGCTCGACCTGTCCGAGAAGATCGACCTCAGTCGCGACCGGATCCGCCAGAAGCTCGGCCCGCTCTGGGACGAGCTCGGCGACGCGATCAAGCGACTCAAGCTCGGAGACAAGCTGTCCGACGCGTTCGAGGCCGCCGCCCCGAAGCTGATGAGCGCAGCTGGCAAACTCGGCGCCGCGGCGGCCAAAGGGTTCTTCCTCGGCTGGTGGAACGCCGGCATCTACGGAAAGCTGTTCGGGCTCACCGTCCTCACCGCGTGGCTGGGCGGGTTCCGCGCGCTCGGTCGCCTCGCCGCCGCCGCCTTCCGGCGCGGGTGGCGAAGGCGAATCGGCAAGCTGCCGACCCCCACAGGGATTCCACCAATCGGGCCGGGCGGCGGGGGCGGCGGTGTGCCTACCCCGGTTCCCGCCAAGAAGGGGTGGCTCAAGCGCGCCGGCGGCTGGCTCAAGCGCGCCGGCGGCAGGGTCGTGCGCCTCGGCCCCAAGTTCCTGAAGTGGGGCGGACCCGCCGCGGTGGCCACCGCGGCCGCCGACTTCTTCCTGAACCCCGACGACGCCGGGCTGCCGCCCGAGGAGGAGCGCGAGCGGTTCCGACGAGCCTCCCGGGCGCGCACCCGCGGCGCACCGGGGCCCCGCGCCCACGCCGGCCGGGCGCGCGGCGACATCGTGATCCACACGCACGTAAAGGTCCACGGCCGAGAGGTCGCGAAGGCCACCGACCGCGTCCACGCCGACCAGAAGGCGCGGAGGTAGCGCGATGCCACCGGTGACCGGCGCCGCGTTCGCCGCGGAAACCGTCGACCCCGGCTGGGCGAAGCTCACCGTCGCCGACGACCAGGCGCTCACCCTGATCTGCGAGCTCGGTGAACGCGCGCCGCTGGTCACGCAGGGCTACGGCGGCTGGGAGGAGGTCGACCGACCGGGCCGCACGTCGCTGACCGCGTGGCGGGGGTTCAAGCCCGTCGGGGTCAGCCTGCCGCTGATGATCGACAACTACGCCGAGGGCAAGAGCATCGAGGCGGCGCTGACCGTGCTCGAGGCGATGGCCGGCCGCGGCGAACACGAGCACCGCCGCGTCAGCGAGCCCCCACCGATCGTGGTGGACACCGCCGGCGTGATGCCCCACGACTACCACGCCAGCGAGGACAACCGCTGGGTGATCACCGACCTCGAGTTCGACGAGGAGAGCGTGATCGTCAACGACGTCTTCCACGAGGGACGCCGGTATGGCAACTGGACGCGCGCCGCGGTCACCGTCAGCCTGCTGCAGCACGTCACCGACGAGGGGCTCGCCGCGCAGACCGCTCACGCGCGCGAACGCATCCACGCCAAGACGCCCCGGGCGCGCAGCACCTACACCGCGAAGTCGGGGGACACGCTCACGTCGATCGCGCGCGCCAAGCTCGGCGACGCCGGCCGCTGGCGGGAGCTCGCGACGCTCAACCCGAAGATCCGCGACCCGCGCCACCGGCTGACCGCCGGCACGCACGTCCGGGTGCCGTAGATGCCCGTCAGGGACGCCGCACCGGCCTGGTCGTTCGGCGCCCGGCTGCGCCAGGCGCAGGGCCACGCCGCCGAGCGTGGCGCCGGGATCGACCGGCTGTACCTCAACCCGGTCGCCCGCGGCATCCCCGGCGTCGACGTGCACGAGCGGATCGTCGCCGCCCGCGCCCGCATGACGATCGAGGGTGCCTCCACGCTCGAGGTGTCCGTGCACGACCCCGACTGGCTGATCGAGGCGTCCCAGCTGCTCGACATCGGCCACACCGGCCGGATGCACGCCGTCGACGTGCGGCTGGACACGCTCGACTTCCGGCTCGTCAAGGCGTCCCGCCAGGACCCGTCCACACTCGAGCTGACCTTCGAGGACCGCGTCGTCGCGCTGCTGCGCCAGCACACCAAACCCAAGACCTGGAGGCGCGGCCTCTTCACTCGGGCCGAGGCGATCAAGGCGATGGTCGACGAGGTCAAGCTCCTCAAGATCCCGTTCTACAGCCCCGAGAGCAGCCGCCGCCAGCCGATCGCGACCCCCGACTACCCGGACGCCAAGCCGCCGCACGGCGACACCGGCTTCGACGACGGGGTCAAGCTGAAGATCAAGGGGCAGACGGCCGACGCGCAGCAGATGCGCGAGATGGCGACCGCCCTGACCGTCGCCGACCAGATGAACGCCGGGCCGCGTGCCCGACTGGCGATGCTCGTCGCCGGCATCGGCGAGTCCTCGTTCACCGCCATCCCGAACGCGGCGGGCAGCGGGTACGCCGGGGTGTTCCAGGCCCACCCGAAGAACATCCCGATGAAGGACACCGAGCAGCAGGCCCGCTACTTCCTCAAGGGCGGCAAGGGCTTCCAAGCCGGCGGGGCGATCAAGCTCGCCCGGGACGAGCCAAACATCAGCCCGGGGGCGATCGCGACCCGCGTCGAGGCGTCGGGGGAGAACCCCAGCTTCTACGACAAGTACCGCAAGGAAGCTGATGCGATCCTCGCCGCCTGGAACAAGGGTGACGGCGCCGACACCGACACGGTGACCTACGCCAAGCAGTACCGGTTCATGCGCGGCTACCCCGACGGACCCAAGGGCGAGAACAGCTGGGACGCCATGACGCGGCTCGCCGAGCAGGTGCAGTGGCGGCTGTACACCGCCGCCAGCGTCGTGATCTTCGTCTCCGACGACCTGCTCATTACCACCCCGGCGAGCCTCGTCCTGCACGACCCGCTCGGCGAGGGTCTCATCGACCGCCCGACGTACGACTGGGACCACGGAAAGCGCGTCGCCGAGATGGGGCTGCAGGTCCATGCGCGGCGCTGGGAGCTCGTCCCCGGCAGCATCGTCGCGCTGCTCGGCGATAAGTGGGGGCCGGTGAAGGGCCGGTGGATCGTCAAGGAGGTTGACCAGAACCTCCTCGACCCCACCGACTGCCAGGTGACGCTCACCAAGCCGGTCCCCGCGCTGAAGGAGCCCGCCCCGGACATCACGACCCGCGACGAGGACGCGTCGTCGACGCGGAAGGTCAAGAGCAAGATCCCCGACGAGACCGTGGAGCGCGACGGCGCCGCCGGGATCGTCGACCGATGCGCCGCGATCGCCAAGTCGTTCGGGACGTACGTGTCGTCCGCCTACCGCCCCGGGTCGATCACCACTTCGGGCAACGTGTCGGACCACTCCCAGAACAACGCACACATGGCGGCGCGCGACATCGCCGTCAAGGGGATCGACGCGATCACCGGCCCGCCCTCCCCCAAGCTCGACGACGCCGTCGTGCGGATCGGGTGGGCATTCGGGCGCAACTACACGCTCGGCGAGACGATCGACGCCGACACGTTTCAGTGGCAGGGCTACCGCATCCAGATCATCTGGCGCACCCCGAAGTACGGCGGGCACATGGGCCACATCCACGTCGGCGCCCGGAAGGCCTGACCGATGGTTCGGCTGCTGGAGGGGTACGTCGCGAGCGACCCCGTCGATGGGCTGGTCGACGTGACGATCCCCGCCTTCGACGACGACGAGCAGGAGTTCAGCGAGTGCGTGTACATGCCGCGCGGCGCGCTCGAGCCGACGGCAGGCGTGCGCTGCCTGGTGGCGTTCGACGAGCAGGGCGGCGCCTGGGTCGTCGCCTGGCAACCCGACTGAGGAGGACGAGCCCATGGCCGACCTGCCGCATATGGCGTGGCCGTTCCGCCTGGGCGCGGTCGTCGAGCAGGACTCCGCCGAGGAGCTCCGCGGGTCCGCGGCGGTGATCGCGTGCACACCGCGCGGTCTGCGCAACGACAACCCCGGATTCGGCGTGACCTCCCCGCTGTTCGAGCAGCGCCCGATCGACGTGGACCGGATGGCCGCCGAGATCCGGCAGTCCGACCCGCGGCTGTCGCCCACCGTGGACGAGGTCCTCGACCTCCTCAACGCGACGAGGGCCACGATCCGCGTCGACGTCAGCGGGGCGCGGCGTGCCTGACCTTGCGAAGCGGCTGTGGCGGCGGGTCGACCGCCGATCGCAAGACGAGTGCTGGCCGTGGACCGGATCGCTCAACCCCGAGCGGTTACGGGCAGATCCGCACCGGAGGCCGGGGCGCGCCCCGGATCAATGCCCACCGCCTCGCCTACATCATCGGCGTGGGGGCGATTCCAGACGGGCTGCTCGTCTGCCATCGCTGCGACAACCGTACCTGCTGCAATCCGGCGCACCTGTTCCTCGGCACCCACAAGGAGAACACCGCCGACATGCTCGACAAGGGCCGCCATCGCGGCGGCCCGCCGTGCGGCGAGCGGAACCACAAGGCCAAGCTCACGGACGCACAGCGAGCGGACCTCGTGCAGTCCTACCGCTGCGGCGAAAGCCGGGGCTCGCTGGCGCGTCGATACGGCATCGCGTGGGCATATCCGTCAACGACATCGTCCGGCGCGCGGAAGGGCGGTGATCGGCCATCTCCGACTACATCGACCTCGCCATTACGACCGACGCCACCGCCCTCTACGAGGACGGCATCGAGGCGATCCAGGCGCTCGCCGAACCGGGGTGGGCGCCGAGCCCGATCGAGGAGTGGATCCTCATCGCGGTCGCGCAGATGGCCGTCGAGGTCGCCGTCCTCGCTGGACAGGTGCCGCTCGCGATCTTCACGTACTTCGGGGAGGCGGTGCTCGGCGTCCCCGCGCTCCAGGCCGCCCAGGCGACCGGCACCGCCACGTTCACGATGGTCGACATTGCCGGATACACGGTGCCGGCCGGCGCGCAGCTCGACATCGACGGCGTCGCATTCCTGACGATCGACGATCTCACCGTCGCCGCCGGTTCGAGCAGCGCCAATACCAACATCGAGGCCGTCGACGCCGGCACCCAGGCGAACGACCTGACTGGCGCCACCGTGACCCTGGTCGCACCGACCTACGTGTTCGTCGAGTCGGTCGCCCTGTCGGGCACCACGGCCGGCGGGACGGACGCCGAGGATCCCACCGACTACGCCGACCGGCTCGCCGACGAGCTGCCTACCCTCTCCCCGAAGGCGATCCTCATCGGGGACTTCGAGGCGCTGGCGCGGCGCAACCCGCTCGTCGGCCGGGCGCTGGCGATCGACAACTACGACCCCGGGCCGCCCATCGACGCCGCGGCCGAGGGGCACGTCACCGTCGCCGTCCACGACACGGCAGGCGAGGCGCTGGGCTCCTCCCCCAAGGCGGACATCGCCGCCGACCTCGAGGCCAACCGGGTGCTCAACATCGCCGTGCACGTCATCGACCCCACCTACACCACGGTCGACGTCAGCTTCACCGCCACCGCCTACGACGACTTCGACGCCGCCACCGTCGAGACGGCCGCCGAGCAGGCGATCACCGACTTCCTCGACCCCGCCACCTGGGGCAGACCCCCGGGCGGCGACGCGACCGCCTGGATCAACGAGACCACGCTGCGGCGCAACGACCTCTTCGGCGTCCTGTACGACGTGGAGGGCATCCGGCACGTCACCGCGCTCACCCTCGCACTCGGCGGCGGCGCCCAGGACACGGCCGACGTCACCCTCGCCGGGCCCGCCGCCCTACCGCGTGCGGGAGCCATCTCGGGAAGCGTCTCCTGATGGCTCGCCCCACGGTCCCCGATGTCGCCGAGCAGCTATACGACGAGCTCGGGGTCAGCCAACCCGCCGATGAGAGCCTCGACTGGCCATTCCTGATCCTGCTCGCCGGGATCGCGAGCGCGATGGGAGAGCTGCCGTCCATCGTGCGCGACACCGATGATGGCCCCGGCTGGTCGGCGGTCCTTGACCCCCCGCGAGCGCCCGTGTGGGCGCTGCCTTGGCTGGCGCAGTTCGCCGGCGTGCGACTGACGCCCGGCCTCACAGACGACGAGCACCGAGCCGAAATCACCTCGCCCCCGGCGTTCCAGCGCGGCACACCGGCGGCGATGATCGCCACCGCCGCCCGGTATCTGACCGGCACCAAGCTGGTCGTGTTCCGTGAGCGTGACGGCTCCGCCTACCGGGTGAGCATCTCCACCCGCACCGCCGAGACCCCGGACCCGGCGGTCGTCGAGGCGGCGCTGCGTAGACAGAAGCCCGCTGGTCTGATCCTCGCCTACTCGGTCGCCGATGGCCCCACCTGGCCTGAGCCCACCTCCACGTGGGCGACGGCGACTGGCACCTGGCAAGACGCGATGAGCACCGTCCCCTAGGAGCACGATGCCTGAAACCGCAAGTGCCCGGCTCGGGCTGGTCGGCCCGTCTGCGACCGATCTGGTCAGCCAGGGTGACGACATCATCCGCGCGATCGTCGCGCAACTTGAAGTCGTCGCCGCCCGCATCGATTACGGCAGCGCCGCGAGTCGCCCGGCTGCAGGGATCGTCAATCGGTTCTACCGTTCGAGCGACACCGGCGTGCTGTCGCTGGATACCGGCAGCGCATGGATTGACCTCAACCTCAAGGACGCCGCGGCGGCGACCGCGTCGCTGCGCACGCTGGGCACCGGCGCCAAGCAGGCCGCCGCTGGCTCTCACGCCGCCCAGCACGCCCGTGGCGGCGCAGACGCGATCCCCGGGCTCCCGCCGATCGGCGGGATGCTGCCCTACGCCGGTAACGGCGATCCCGCTGGCGGGGACTGGCTGCTCGCCGATGGGCGCCTCATCGACCGCACCACTTACTCGGCGTTCTACACCGCCGTCGGGCATATCTACAACGGTGGTGTAGACCCCGGCTCCAACAAGGTGCGCATCCCCGACAAGCGCGGTCGCGCCTCCATCGGTGCGGATAACATGGCGACCGCCCAGGGTGCCGCCGGGCGTCTACCCAACAGCAACCGGGCGCGCGGCGAGAACGGCGGAGAGGAGCGCCACACCCTCACCAGCGCCGAGGTCCCCAACCTCACCGTCGCCACCGGATCCGCGTCGGTGCCGGAGACCTCGCCGACCGTCACCGTGCTCGCCCAGCCGGGCACCGGCGGGCCCGTCGACCTCACCGCCAGCGGCGGCGGCGGCGCCCACACCAACATGCAGCCCTACGAGTGCGATAACTGGCTGGTGCGGGTCCTGTGAGCTACGTCGTCATCTCCCACACCCACGATGAGGAAGCCAGCATCTACCGGCTCATCGTCGGCCGAGAAGTCACAGACGTCGTCCCCATGCTCGACGAAGACGGCCTGGCCATGCTCGACGAGGACGGCGAGGCGCTCACCGAGCAGCGCGTCATCGCTTACGAGGACGTCCGCGACTACCTATTCGCCGACGACGACAAGCGCTGGCAGCGGCGCAGCCTCGAGGACGTCGCCCGCGTGCAGCGCGATCTCGTCCGCGAGGCGATCGACACCGCCTCCGCCGCCCCGCCGGCCACGCTCGAGCCGCGCGCGCTGCCCGGGGTCGGCGAGGCGCTCTGACCCGCGTCATCGGTGGAGAATGCCCGAGACCGCAGAGTCACGCCTGCTGCGCATAGAGCGGGAGGTGGCGATACTCGCCGAGCGCTTCGTCGACCTGCGCGCCCGCGTCAACGATCTCCAGCCGCTGGCGCTGAGCGTCACCCGCCTGGAGTCCGCCGCCATCACGCTCGAGCGTGAGGTGACCAGCATCCGCACCGACCTGGCCAAGCGCGACAACGAGGCCTCAACCGACCGCCGCGCAACCCGCACGGCGCTGTGGGGCCTGACGAGTGCGATCGTGGCCACGATCATCGGGGCGATCGTCGCCCTCCTCATCGCGGCCCCCCACTGAGGGGGGCTGGGGCCCGCCGATGGATCCCCTCGCGCGTCGTCTCCGCGCTCTGTATGCGGAGGATGAGCGGCTCTCCGCTCAGATCGCGACATCCGCAGCCTACGTTGAGCGGGTGCGTGTCCGGGCACAGATCGTCGGGCTCGAGAACGGCACGCTCCTGTGGCTGGAGGAACGCGCGCACCTACCGGATAGGGAGCGCATTCCATCCGTGCTCGCTGACTCGCTCGGGATCGCACTCTCTTCGGCCAACGACCGCCTGAACCGCCTCTGGAGGGCTGGTGTTGTGGAACGCACGCCGATCTTTCCCGCCCGGGCCGGCAGACGGTGCTACAGCTACAGGGTCCCGACATGATGCGCCTGTTGGTGGTCGAGGACGATCCGCTCGAGCGTGATCTGCTGGCGGCGCTGCTGCGCGACTATGACCTCACGGTCGCGGTGGACGCCGCTGAGGCGCGCCTAGCCTTGGACGGAGCCCCGTTCGATGTGGCGTTGTGCGACATAGGGCTTCCCGGCGAGTCCGGAATGAGTCTCATGGCCAGCATCCGCCAGCGCTATCCAGGCACCGCCGTCGTGGCCGTCAGCGGCTACAGCGACACCGCCACGCTGCTGTCCGCGCTCTATGCCGGCGTGGACAGCTACGTCGTCAAGCCCTACCGCCTTGCCGAGTTGAACGAGGCGATCGAGCTGGCGCTAAGCAAGGCGGCGCCGCGGGTCAAGTGGGAGATGGGCGCCCGCCAGTCCCAGCGTGCCATCCGTGTGGCACTGCTGGCGGCGATCACGGTGGTGGCGGTCGACATCCTGGCGGGCCTAGTTCTTCTCGTCCTGCTCTCGTGATGCGCTGGGTCCGTCGGCTCGACCTGCAGACCACGTTGATCGTGGTGCTGAGCTTCGTCCTCGGCGCGCTCGCCGTCACCGGCGTCGTGCTGGCGATCCTCACTCAAGGCAGGCTCGGCCAGCAGGTCGCCCAGCTCGAGCGAGTGACCAAGGAGAACCGGGCGCTCATCGAGCGCGTCGACGACAACACCCAGCGGATCTTTGAGCTGCGCCGCGCGCAGATCGACGGGCTGCGCGCCAGCCTGACTCGCGCCTGCCGGTTCACCAACCGCTCCAACCGGGTGGTCGGCGACCTCGTGAACGTCGCGATCGCCCTGCTGAGCGATCCCGCCTATGCAGGTGTCACCGAGCGCCAGCGCACCATCCTGCTGCGCCAATACCGCCGGTCCCTGCGCGATCTGCGACCCCGTGACTGCAAGGCGCTGGGCGAGCGCGCGGGCGGGCAGCTCCCGCCCTCATCATCGTTCGCCCTACCGCCCCCGAACCTACAGCGTGCCCGCGCGCCCACGGAAACCCCGGGGACTCCGGGCCCACGCGGCAGGACGGGAGCCCGGGGACCACGGGGCAAGCCGGGAGCGGACGGGCAACGCGGCCCACGCGGACCGACCGGCCCCATGGGTCCGCCGGGACCGACCATCGATGACCTTGCCGCCCAGGTGCGCGTCCTGATCTGCGACCTGCTGCGCCAACTGCCGGGCAGCCTCGCGCGCCGTCTGCCGTGCTGACCTAATCAGGAGGTAGCCATGTCTCCCCCCGACGACCGGCCCGCGGGCCGAGGCGTCTTCGGTTTCCTGTCCTCGACGGTGTGGGTGGTCGGCCTGATCGTCATTGCCGTCATCGTGGCGCTCGTCCTGCTCCTCGGCGGCTGCTGATGCGCCGCGTTCTCGCTGCGCTCGTCCTGGGCCTCGCGGTCGTCGCGCTGGGTGGCTGTTCGCTCACATCCAAGGAGGAGAAGAAGAAGAGCGAAACCCAGCAGGGCGGTCAGCAGGGCAAGGGCGTCGTCGTCGTCAACCTCGACGGCTCCGACGCCAACAAGACGCCGGACCACACGCTCACCGTCCCCAAGATCGCGGTCAAGCAGCAGGCCCGCCAGAACGAGGACACCGGGGGCAAGGACGAGACCCCGCCCGGCGTGCCCAAGGCTGACATCGAGGCCGGCCAAGAGCAGCAGAAGCGCCTCGCGCTCAAGGACCTCCTGCCGCTCAACTTGCCGTTCGCCGCGCCATCGACGCCTGGGTGCCGGTCGAACTTCGTGGCGAACCACAGCTCCCGCAACGGGGTCGCGCCGCACGTGATCTTCATGCACTGGACGGGCTCCGCGAACACCAAGGGCTGGGGGGATGTCAACGCGATCACCGCGTGGTTCAACCAGGCCCGGTCGCAGGCGAGCTCCAACTACATCGTGGACGCCGAGGGCAAGTGCAACTACATCGTCCGCGAGGCCGACAAGAGCTGGACGCAAGCCGCGCTGAACCCGGTCGGCATCAGCTTCGAGATCGTCCACCCCGGCGGGCCGAACGAGCCGTACTGCCCGGGCGCATGCCGACGCAAGGTGGCGCACGTCATCGCCGGGATCTCCAAGCGCTGGAAGATCCCGCTGCAGCGCGCGATCGTGCGCGACTGCCGCGTCATCCGGCCTGGCATCACTGACCACAGGGCGGGTGGGGCGTGCGCCGGCGGACACCCCGACGTGAGTTCGGCTGGGTTCTCCGTGGACCCGATCATCCAGCTCGCCCGCAAGTACGCCGGGCAAGTCAAGCACCGCTACAAGCCGACCGCCACGGACCGGGTGACGTGCCGGAAGCTCAACTTCTGGAGGACGCATGGCCGACACCATGGCAAGGCCGAGCGCAACGCCGTGCGCCGCAAGAAGGCGCTGGCCAGACGCGGCGTGGTCTGTACCCGACGAGGCCCACTGAGGACACGATGAGACTGCCGAGAATCCGCCGCCGACCGACGCCAACACTGCGCGACCGGGTCGTGACAGCGGCCACGCCGACCCCGCGCAAGAACGCGATCGTCGCCGTGCTCCTAGCGCTGCTGCCGGTCGCCGCGCGTCTGATCGCCAGCCGCCGATTCACAACCCCCGACCAGGAGGAATCGAAATGATCCACGCGGAAACCCCGCAGCCGGACCCGGACGACCCCGTCCCCGGCGAGCCGGAGCCTGAGCCGGAGCCCGAACCGGCCGAATAGCGTCAACCGGACCAACCCCCCATCCGGAACGACGAACCAGAGCGCCCCGGCCGAACCAGGCCGGGGCGCTCGTCATTTCAGGGCGCCCTACTCGTCGTCGATTCGCCATATCATGGTGGTGGCGACGATCGCCGCGAACGTCCCCCCCGTTTTTGAGCGCGCGCGGCTCATTTGCGGTCGAGGCACATCGCCACGGACTTCGTGTAATGCAGCGGGTCCTTGCCCTTGAGCGGGCCAGTCACGGAGTACTTCCCAGCCACGTACGCCTCGATTGCGGAGACCCAGGAGATGGCTTCGATGGCATCTGCTTCGGAACGCTCGCGTTGGACGATGATCGCCGTGCCGTTGATCGGGTTCATTCCGCGCCACATCGTCGACATGCGCTGTTCGGGGTCCATCGTGCCCTGCTTACGCAGGCAGCCCATCGGACTCGGACGGTGGGGCTTGGGCGAGGTTCGGCCCATCGGCGCGCTGTGCTCACGATCTGTGACGCGCTGCTCGCTCGCCGACGGCAGGGAATCGCTGGCGCAGCCAGCACTGAACGCGGCGGCCGCGGTGATCAGGGCGAGCATGGTGGCTCGCGTACCCTTGGTGTGCATGGGAGATATCTCCTCCTGTGCCGGGCCCCGGACGTTGGCGCGTCGCGGGGCCGACGGTGGCCCGAGCGTCGGGGCCCTACAGTCCGCCCCTCGATCAAGTATCGGCCGTTTCGCGCCCGGCCTGAACTACTAGCGTTGATGCGCCAGGTTCTCGGCGACCGGGAGGATTTCGACCCGTGCCGTGTCGCGTTTGCGAACGCACGGGTCGTATCACATT